GAGCCAGTGGCTCGCTAACTTCCTGCTGCAGCCGCTTGATCATTACATCAAGGAAGAGCTGCATATCCCTCACATGACCCGCTATATAGACGATATTGTGATCTTCGGATCCAGCAAGAAGCAGATCCACGAAGCAGTCGAGGCCATAGATCGGTACGTCTGGGAGCAGTTTAGGCTCACCATAAAACCGAACTGGCAGGTCTTTAGACTGGCGTATGATACGACGGAGCTGGCGATCACCTGCCCGACGATGGCCGAGCTTTACAGCATCAGCGGAACGCTGTGGTCCCGAAGAGTTAAGTACAAGCTAAAGCTATACCGAGGTCAGTACCGGATATTTATAACCGAAAAGACCTACCAAAGTAAGAAGCCCTTTATAGACGAGCTTATCCGCGGATACCGCGGCAAGGTCAAGCGCCTGCGGGTGCAGCACGGCCGACCGCTCGATTATATGGGCTTTAAGTTTTTCCGGAACCGCACAACGCTCCGGAAGAGCATCCTACTATCTGCCACCCGGAAGGCGAAGCAGATAAAACGATCCGGCCGGATCTGCTGGAAGCAGGCCGCGGCCATGCTCTCATATATGGGCTGGATCGATCACACCAGCACCTACGGCGTGTTTACCGCGAGGATAGCGCCGTTCGTGAGTATTAGAAGACTCAAAAGAGTAGTAAGTAAACACGCAAGGAGGGAATCACATGGATATCATCTGGAAAAAGACCGACGGCTACCAGTCCGAGGAACCGGGTGCGCTTGACATCACAAGCTCCGACGTCTATGTCTATCTCCGCAGAAACATCCAGCCACACACTAAAGTGGATCCGATGAGCGGGGAGGAGATCGACTTCTGGAGGTATGAAGAGGCCAAGATCACCAAAAAGGAATACGAGCAGTATTCTGACACACTTATCTACCAGGCACTTATGACGCAGAGCCAGCTCATGGACGAAGCTAACGCTCAGCTCATGCTCAGCCAGGCAGATATCGCAGCAACGCAGACCGATCAGGACGATACTCTCGCGCTGATCTTAGAGAACACTATGGAGGTATAAGACTATGGCAGCAAGTTACTATAAGACCGTTAAAAGATACTACGATAAAGGCATCTACGACAACGACGACGTCGCCCTCTTCGTAAGGGCCGGGCGACTCACTCCCGAGGAGTATGAGCGCATAACCGGCGAGCCTTACGAAGAGGAGGAATAGACGGATGGAGACAATCATATCAGCTATCATCAGCGCGGGCGCGGCTATCGTGGTCTGTTTAATAACTCAGAACCGTCAGGCTATGCGCCTGGAGGCGCAGCTCGATAAACAGACCGCTCTCTTAGAGCAGCGCCTTGGAACGCTCTCCGACAGAGTAGAAAAGCATAACAACGTCATCGAGCGCACCTATAAGCTCGAGGAGCTCACTGCTCTGCAGGAGGAGAAGATCAAGGTAGCGAACCATAGGATCGATGATCTGGAGAATAAACAATGAGACGCAGACGAAAAAAGAAGCGAGTCGAGACATCAAAACTCCTCCTGATCGTCTCGGATGTGATGGCTGCGGTGGTGCTTATAAGCGCCATCGTGGCTGTCTTTATCTTACGAGACGCGACGCCGCTGGAGTTTTTGATCCCTGCAGTCTTCGCCCTGGCGTCAGCTTCGCACGGCTTTTACTATTGGAAGGCTAAAGCGGAGAACCTTAACAAGTGGGGGCGAGGCTCAAATATCACAGATTTAAGAGAGGAGGATACTGATCAATGGAGTGGCTAATCAATAACTGGTATCTGATCGTTGCGGCCATCGCTGTAGTTATCGCGATCGTCGTAGCCGTTAAGAAGTTCTTAGGGCTTCCTACAGAACAGCAGCTTGATAACCTCAAAGAGTGGCTCAAGTGGGCCGTTACCAAGGCCGAGAAGGAGCTGGGAAGCGGTACCGGACAGCTTAAGCTCAGAATGGTCTACGATATGGCCGTGGAAAAATTTCCCTGGCTTCTTAAGATCGTACCGTTCGAGGAGTTCTCTATGTGGGTCGATGAGGCTCTGATCTGGCTGAACAAACAGCTCGAAAGTAACAAAGCCATCACTACCATGGTGAAGGGAGGCGAGTAATATGGCAAGCGCCGCACAAGTAGCTAACTTTATCGCGCAGATCGCGCCACTTATCCAGAAATACGCCAAGGGCAACGGCTACAAGATAGCCAGCACTGTCATCGCCCAGGCCTGCTGTGAGTCTGCTTTCGGGACTTGCGCGCTGTCTCCATATCATAACTATTTTGGTATGAAGTGCGGAAGCTCCTGGAAGGGGAAGAGCGTAAACATGGCCACCAAAGAGGAATATACTCCGGGACAGCTTACCAACATCCGCGACAACTTCCGCGCCTATGACTCCATGGAGGAGGGCGTGGCCGGATATTATGGCTTTATATCCTGGAGCAGATACGCAAACCTCAAAACGGCGACCACATACCGCCAGTATGCTGAGTTTTTGAAGGCTGACGGATACGCCACATCGAGCACTTATGTAAACACCCTCTGCACCATCGTGGAGCGCTATAACCTTACGGTGTGGGATAACTTCGACGCTACTCCTGCACCGGTTACACCCGCGCCTGCTGCCGCTGGGCCCACCTTTAAGGTCGGCAAGCTTTACACCCTCGGCGTAGAGCTTAACGTCAGAGAAGGCCCCGGAACGAACTGGCCAAAAAAGAAATGGAACCAGCTCACCACAGACGGCAAGAAACACGACAAGGACAGAGATGGAGCTCTTGATCCCGGTACAAAAGTCACTTGTCTCGAGGTCAAGAAGGTAGGAGCTAATATCTGGATAAGGTGCCCTTCCGGATGGCTCGCTGCTTACTTTAATGGCAAGATATACATCGAATGATCGCGCTACTTGTTACCGTGCTGATCGGTCTCATTGGCACCGTGGCGATCATGCTGGTAGGCATATATGCGATCTACTCCGCAGGTAGATATCTGCGTGAAGAGGACTATACAGAGTAAAAGAAAGCCGACTCCTCAACTTTGAGGGGTCGGCTTTTTCTCTTTTTTATCCTGAGGCGCGACGGGCTCAGGATAAAAAAGCGAGCTTTAGAGCGTTATAAAAAGCGTATCGCCGTCCCAGGTAGCAGACTGGATGACGCTCTTCGCGATCTCGTTCTTCTCTGTATCCGTAAAATTGTCGAAGTTGGCCAAAAGTGCAGTTATCTCGGAGTGCTTATCCTGCGCGCTTTTTATGGCCTTCGCGTTCCGTCTTTTTTCCTGGCTGACCTTCGCCTCTTCCCTCTTTAGCTTCTGCAGCTCTATGTCCTGCTTCTCGATCTCGGCCACTATGTACTTGGCCGCGGATGATCCGGAAGCCTCTGAGAGCGACTCAGTGAGTCGGTCTATCTTTTTCTCAAGTTTAGCTATCTGCTTCCCTAACTGATCGCCGGATCCGGCGGTCTTTTTCTCCTGCTTAACATACTTTTTTATCAGATCCGGGTCGTGATCTATCGCCTGGAAGATCTCCAGGACTTTATTATCCAGCAGCTCACATTTTATCTGAGCCATATCACACTCGCCGGAGCGCTCACGCTTATAGCACTTATACCAGGACGCCACAGAGCCGTCTACGTGCTTTTTACGTGATAAGCCCATAAGTCGGCCGCATTTACACCGGAGCACGCCCTTAAGGAGCGGCGTGTCATGCTTAAGGGTCTGATCTATCTTTTTATGGCCAAAATGCGACTGTATGGCCAGCCACTTCTCCACGCTCATGGTGGGCTCGTGGTACCCGATCGAGATCCTCCACTCTTCCGGGGGAGCCTGGACGTGCTTCTTTTTATGGTTAACGCGCACTTCTTTAGTCCGGCCGTACACCATAACGCCGTGCTTACCATCCCACAGCTCTCTCGGGCTTCCTTCGTCGATGATACAGCCCAGCTCCTTATAGTAGTCATAGATCTCCGGGGCAGCAGGACAGCAGTATGGGCTCTTAAGGATCTGGTGGAGCTGCGTAGTAGATAAAAAGGATCCTCTTAGAGACCTTATGCCCTGCTGCCTGCAGTAAGTCTCTAAGCTCTGCAGACTCATATCGGTATCCAGGAGCAGATCTACGAGCATATTCTTAAAGTTAAGCGCATCCTCATCCGGCACGATGGTCTTATGCTTCTTATCTCCCAGGCTGATCTCTTCTATCCTATAACCGACTGGAGGCTGACCGCCGCACCAGAAGCCACGACCTGCTAAGTGGTTCAAGTTGTCGCGGATCCTCAGCGAGTCGTTACCGATCTCAAGCCCGGAGAAGATCACGGCCAGGTACATCATGGCCTCGCCGATGGGCGTAGTGGTATCTATGCCATCCTTGACCGTGACGAACTTGACGCCCTTCTCCTTTAGGAAGGTGTAAAACGTACAGAAGTCCATCATATCAGAGCAGACTCTGTCTATACGGTAGATCACGACGCAGTCGATCAGGCCGTCCGCCACATCCGCGCGGAGCTGGTTCATGGCCGGGCGGTCTATATCACTGCGGACATAGCCGTCATCCTCATAGGGCGTTATGCTGGTGATCTCGTCGGCCATCCGGCTGATATATTCCTGGCAGGCCTCCAGCTGCATCTTAACGGAGTCAGAGCTGTCAGTAAAATAAGATTTACGGGTATATATTCCGAAGTTCATAGCGTTCTCCTTATTGAGAACACCACGAGCGCATGATATAATAGACGTGTGTAGGGCACTCGTGCAGTGTTCTCTATCCTGGTCCCGTCACTGTTCCAGCAGTGGCGGGACTTTTTTACTTATCTAAGTGGGCCGTGAGGCGGATGATCCGCTTCGCATACTCGTCCAGTCTTCTGTAGGCCTTGATCAGGTCGTACTCTTCCAGATCTATATCTACACTGATCAGATCGGCGCCCAGGCGATCCTCTTCTTCCGGAGATATCCGGGGATAGGGACGACGCACGTCGCTGGATCCTGAGAGGTAATCGATATTTACATCAAAGAAGTCCGCCATATTATCCAGCATCTCAAAGCGGGGCTTATTCTTACCGCGCTCATAGCTCGATATGGCTGTCTTAGTCAGGTCGAACTTGGCCGCGATCTCGTCCTGGGTCAGTCCCTTCTCAAGCCTCAGGGCCTTGAATCTATCCTTAAATTCTGCCACATGATCACCTCCTTAAAATTTTTGTAAATTTATTGTGTACTTCCTATTGACTATTGTAAACGAAGGGTTTATTATAATCAAGTAAACTTTAAATCGACCGCAAGGAGGTGATAAGATGATTAGACTCGACGCCGATGTGATCGGTAAGCGTCTCAAAGATTTACGCGGAGATAGAAGTCAGCAGGAAGTCGCTGATGCTATCGGAGTCAGTAAAATGGCTATATCCGGCTATGAATCCGGTAAGCGTATCCCTAAAGATGGCGCCAAGGTGGCACTGGCAGACTACTACGGCAAGACTGTAGCAGAGATTTTTTTTACCCCGTAAGTACATTTTAAATTTACAAGGAGGATATGAAACAATGCACGAAGATAAGGACTACATCGTTCAATTATTTCTCAAAGCCCTGCAGGCAACTGGAAACCAGCAGGATCTCAAAGCCGCAAGATACGAGATACTCGACAACAACGACGAGATCGTAACGCTCGAGTGGGATAACGGCTATCAGAAGAAGGTAAACGTCTCAGCAGACTCCGGGATCGCTCTTATGCGTGACATCCTGGCAGCACTCGACTAAGGAGGTGCCAGATGCGAAAGACCAGAGCCATCATCAAAAGATCAGACGAACCCTATGGACACATGACAAACATAAGCACCCGCCTGGAGAACCTGCAGAAGCTGGTCGGCGGATATATCGAAGCTGTAACACTTAAGCCCGGCCTCGTGATCTTATGCAACGAAGAGGGCAAGGTCCGCGGCCTCCCGTTCAATATGACGATACAAGGCGAGCCCCTGGTGGGCGATATCGTAGTGATCGGAACCGAGGGCGAAGAGTTCGGAGATATCCCGATTGAGTTCGCGGAGTGGAAGGAGATCGTGAAGCGAGGAGGGAGCCTATGAGGACATTCTGGACAGTATACCCCGATGATCCGGACATAGCTCCGGGCCACTTTATCACAAAGCACGACGCCCAGGAGTGGGCCGACGGCCTACCGTGCGGGTATTACATAGAGCATATCTGAGGAGGAACGTATGAAGGAGATCAAGGTAAAAGTCACGTATACAGACGGATATAAGGAACGCTTCACAGCCGCCTGCGTGAAGGTAGCCGGGAAGAGAGGCGCCAAGTGAGACGCTTTACGAACGAAGAGAACGCTAAGAGCTTACTGATCGGCGTGATCTTAGGGATCGGGCTCATTATCGTAGCCGGGCCCTACGTAAGTAGGAAGCAGGCAGAGCAGAGAGCCGCCGAAGAGGCTTATCTCAGAGAATACTACGCAGAAGTAGAACGAGAGAGAGCCCGCTGGGCTGAGATTGAGAACGAGAGAACCCTTACAGAGATCGAGCAGCAGGAGATCGCCTACGCGTTAGAGATGGAAAAACTTAACTATCCCTTCGACGATCCGCAGATCCCGGACGAGATAGAGGAAGCCTGCAGGAAGTGGGGCGAGATCTACCAGATCGCTCCGGAGTTCCTCGAGTCGATAGCCTGGCAGGAGAGCCGCTTCGATAATGAAGCAAAAAACGGCACCTGCACCGGACTGATGCAGATATCTATCCCCTGGCATCGTGACCGGATCGAGCGCCTCGGATATACAGAGGCTGATATGTGGGACATCGAGCCGAATATAGCAGTCGCAGCCGACTATCTGGCTGAGCTCTTCACAGAGCAAAACGACGACTACTATGTGCTCATGAGATACAACGGCGACAGCTGTGCGGAGGCGTTCCTTAATGGAACCGGAGAGCCAAGCTCTTACGCCACTGAGATATGTACCAGGGCCGCCGTGATGACCAACTACCACGAGAAGGGAGGAGCTGCATGGGATAACACGAACTAACGAGAGTAAACCTACACACAAAACTAATTAAGGAGGAGAAAGTCATGCAAATAGTATGCACATTTAAAGACTTCGACGAGATCGAAGCGTTCGCCAGGAGGATCCTGGAAAACAAAGCGCCACTTACAGCCAAGGAGCTGAACGAGTCGGCCAAGAAGACAGAGGCGATCATCAACGCCGCAGAGGCTAAGGAAGAGGCCGAGAAGAAGGCCAAAAAGGAAAAGGTAGAGAAGTCTACGCCTAATGAAGAAAAACCTGCGGAAGAGACTCCTGCGCAGTCAGACGAGGCACCTGAGAAGGACGAAGCTCCTGCGGATGATATCAGCGAGTCAGACCTCAAGATCCTGCTCAGTAAGAAGCTCAAAGCAGGCAAGAAGGCAAAGGTTAAGGAGCTCTTTGAGGGCTATGGAGTAGATAGTCTCTCCGGACTTATCGAGAAGCACCCGGATAAGATCGCGGAGGCATACCACAAAGCGGAGGGAATCTGATGGCAGCACCAAAAGCACACGCAGAGCTTAACAGCTCAGGATCGCATCGCTGGATGAACTGCCCCGGATCTGTAAAACTCTCGAGACAGTTCCCCTCGTCGTCTTCGATCTATGCAGACGAGGGTACACTGGCCCACGATGCTGCAGAGCAGCTCATACAGACCGGAAACGTCACAGCGGCGCATCGTAAGAAGATAAACCAGTTCTATGAAGCTCATCCGGAGCTTAACGGTAATGACGAGGTCATGATCAGAGAACTGGCCGATTATGTGGAATATGTGAAGGAAGAGTTCACGGACGCCGTTATGGCCGACGCAGGGGCCCAGCTCATGACAGAGCAGAAGGTAGACTTAACGCCCTGGATCCCGGACGGCTTCGGTACCACAGACGTGGCCATCATCGGAGGCAAAACGCTCCATATTATCGATCTTAAGTATGGCAAGGGCGTCCCGGTCTTCGCAGAGGGTAACAGCCAGTTAAGGCTCTACGCACTCGGCACCCTGGACCTCTTAGATAGCATCTACGACATCGAAGAGGTCAAGATGACGATCTACCAGCCTCGTATCGATAACGTATCGAGCGACAAGATCCTCGCCGAAGAGCTGAGAGACTGGGGAGAGAACCAGGTAAAACCTGCCGCGAAGCTCGCGCTCTCCGATAACGCTCCAACGGCAGCAGGCGACTGGTGTACGTTCTGCCCGGCAAGACAGTCCTGCAGAACAAGGGCAGAGAGCTACATGGATCTGGCCAAGTACATGGCCGAGAAGCTTCTCTCCGTGGATGAGATCGCGGAGATCCTTAAGAAGGTAGACGGGCTCGTTAAGTGGGCCGAGGATCTTAAGGACGGAGCTCTCACGAGAGCCTTGGAGGGCGAAGAGTTCCCGGGCTGGAAAGTAGTAGAGGGACGATCTAACAGAAAATACTCCGGCACTGAGGAGGAGATCGTCAGACAGTGCGAAGGAGCTGGCTACGATGAAGCGATGCTTTACGAGAAGAAGCTCCTCACCATCACAGCGATGGAGAAGCTCATGGGCAAGAAGCAGTTCGCGGAAGTCCTGGGTAATTATGTAGAGAAGCCTCAGGGCAAGCCTACACTCGCGCCGGAAGAGGATAAACGCCCGGCAATAGTAAACGGTAACGCGGAGGACGACTTCGCTGACGAATTTGATGATTAAATCAGGAGGACAAAGCTATGGCTAAAAGAGAAGCTAACAAAGTAATCACGGGGGAGGTAAGACTGAGCTATCTGCACGTTTTTGAGAAGTATGCAGCTACCCCCGGGCAGGAGGAGAAGTTTAGCGCCTGCCTGCTCATTCCTAAGACCGACAAGGTGACCCTCAGACTCATCCAGGAAGCTATCGACGAGGCTACAGAGATGGGTCAGAAATCAAAGTGGGGCGGTAAGGTGCCTAAGAACCTCAAGCTCCCTCTTAGAGACGGAGACACTGAGAAGGATCTCGACACTAACCCCGAGTATGAGGGCATGATGTTCCTCAACGCTACCAGCACAAAGCAGCCCGGTATAGTAGACAGCCATCACGAGACACTCTACTCATCCGATGAGCTTAAGAGCGGAGACTGGGGCAAGGTATCCATCAACCTCTTCCCCTTCGCTGCATCCGGTAACAACGGCATCGGCGTAGGCCTTAACAATATCATGAAGACAAAGGACGGCGAGGCCCTTGGTGGTACACGCGCGTCTGCAGAGTCAGACTTCGAGGGAGAATTTGAGGACGAAGATGGTCTCCTCGATTGAGCTGGGGATAGATATAGAGACTTTTAGCTCTGTAGATATCAAAAACGGGGCCTACGCATACAGCGAGGCCCCTGACTTTGAGGTCTTACTTATCTCCTATAAATTCAGTGATGAGGACAGCATCAGACTCATAGATCTGACAGAGCACGCTCCAAACTATGCACCGGGAGATCCGGATGCACGCTTCTGGGATGCTCTTACGGATCCGGCAGTCATCAAAACAGCATATAACGCCAACTTCGAGCGGACTTGTCTGGCCAAACACACCGGTCAGCCCATGCCTCCCTCACAGTGGCGCTGTACTATGATCCTCGCGGTGCAGTTAGGGCTCCCTCGTGCACTGGCTGACGTCGGCCCGGCTTTAGGGCTCACTGAGGAAGAGCAGAAAAAGAAGACCGGCAAGGCTTTAATACAGTATTTTTGTAAGCCCTGCAAACCTACCAAAGCAAACGGAGGGCGAACACGTAACCGACCTATACACGCGCCGGAGAAGTGGGAGCTCTTTAAGGAGTACAACATCGGAGACGTTAACACTGAGCAGATCATTCTTAAGAAGCTTAAGGCGTTCCGTCCGGATCAGTCCGAACAGAGTCTCTGGGATCTTGACCAGGAGATTAACGACCGCGGTGTGCTCTTAGATATAGATATGGCCGAGAAGATCGTGAGCTTCGACAACAGAAGGAGCGAGGAGCTCCTGCAGGAGTCGATAGATCTGACCGGACTGAGTAACCCGAACAGCTTAGCACAGCTTAAGCCCTGGCTTAAATCTCACGGCGTTCCGGTGGAATCTCTCCGCAAGGATGACGTCAGCGAGATCTTAGAGGATCCGGATATCGATAAGGACGTCCGCAGAGTGTTAGAGATCCGCCAGGCACTCGGGAAGACATCAAAAAAGAAGTATCAGACCATGATAGACATAGCCAGCCATGACGACAGAGCTCACGGCATCATGCAGTTCTATGGCGGGCATACTGGAAGATGGGCGGGGCGTTCTTTACAGCCTCAGAACCTCGTGAGGAACACCATGCCGGACGAAGAGCTCGATATGGCCAGGGACCTGGTCAAGATGGGCGACTTTGAGGGGCTCGAGATGATCTTCGGAGAGCCTTCCGGGATCTTCTCCCAGCTGGTGCGTACCGCGTTCATACCATCACCCGGTAACCGCTTCGTCGTGAGTGACTTCTCAGCCATAGAGGCGAGGGTCATCGCGTGGATCGCCGGAGAAGACTGGCGCCTGGATGTATTTAAGAATAACGGAGACATTTACTGCGAGAGTGCGAGCCGTATCTATCATGTACCCGTCGAGAAGCACGGCGTTAACGGGGAGCTCAGACAGCGCGGCAAGGTCGCGGAGCTGGCCCTGGGATATGGCGGATCAGTCGGAGCCATGAAGCAGATGGACACCACCGGCTCAGTACCGGAGGAGGAGATGGCCGGCATCGTACAGCAGTGGAGACACGAGTCGCCTAAGATCGTCAATATGTGGAAGGCCTGCCAGAACGCAGCGGTCGCTGTGATAACCGGCAGACAGCCCCGCAGGATAATCTCATCGCTCCAGGGGACAGAGTTCTATATGGAGAACGTGGCAGGCTATCCGGTGCTCATGATCAGACTGCCAAGCGGCCGACCGATCGCCTACTGGGATCCTAAGGTCATGGAGTCGGATATGGGCCCACGCGTTACATATATGACGCAGAACCAAACGACAAAAAAGTGGGAGCGAGCCGAGACTTACGGCGGGAAGCTCACCGAGAACATCGTGCAGAGTGTAGCCAGGGACTGCCTGGCCGAGAAGATGAAGCAGTTAACAGCTCAGGGCTATAACATCGTCTTCCATGTGCATGATGAGATGATCCTGGACGTGCCTAAGGATGACGTCGATGCGGCCAAGATCGTAGACAGATTTATGTCGGAGCCGATAGACTGGGCGCCCGGCTTACCGCTTAAGGGCGGGACTTACGAGTGTGATTTTTATAGGAAGGACTAAGGTATGAGAGAATTGACGCTTAACTACAGAACCGGCTCCGGTAAGGGCCAGATGACGCTGAACCTTCGAGAGTTTTTTCCCTGCACCAAAGCAGTCCTTAAAAAGATCCTCAAAGTCGTGGATATGACAGACGAGCCGGAGCTCCATAAGGCCGATCTGATCCTCTACCTCAACGAGAGGATGGACGAGGCGGCCAACGAAAAAGACCGCCGAGTTCTGGCCAACCGAGTAGTGGACTATAGAGAGAAGGCCAAGGGACTGGACGACAAGATCGAAAAACTCGAGAAGCAAAAAGCAGCTTATGATGAGCTGATCAGAGTGAACACAAGGAACAAAGAGGAGCGCGTGAAGTGTAAAAACCTCCGCGCCGAGGTCAATAAGAAGATCAAAGAAGTAAAGGACGAGCAGCGGCATTATATGAACATAGCCGCCAGCTCCGAGAAAATGTTTAACGAGCTCATAGCCAGCGAGGAGAAGTTTAAGGCTCTCCTGGCTGAGATGGGCCAAGTGGAGGAGGCAGAGGATGGCAGCACAAACTGATAACATTTATAAGCTTGACGCCAAAGTCATAACGGGCCTTGAGCATAACCCGAAGGTGTGGATCTCCGAAGGATCCAGCCGCTTCTGCACCAACTGGAAGAACAGACAGATCACCTGGGCGGAGCTCCTTAAGAGACTGGAGAACGCAACCATGACGCAGGAGACTCAGAGCGAATATATGCGCATGGCCAAGACAGACCAGGACAAGATCAAGGACGTCGGCGGCTTCGTCGGCGGAACCTTAAAGAGCGGCCGCAGGAAGACCGACACGGTACAGAGCAGAAGCCTGATCACTTTTGATCTGGACTTCGCTCCGACTGACTTCGTGGAGACGATGCAGTTAGAGGCTCCTTATGCCTGGGCGATCTACTCGACCCATAAGCATAAGCCGGACAGCCCGCGCTACAGACTCATCGCTCCGCTGGACAGAGACGTGGATCCGGAAGAGTATGAGGCAATCATGAGAAAAATGGCCGAGCATATCGGTCTCAAGTACTTCGATCCTACCACAGTGCAGGCGAGCCGTCTCATGTACTGGCCGAGCTACTCCAGGGATGCGGAGTATGTTTTTGAGTATAACGACGATAAGATCCTGAGCGCGGACAAGATCCTCGCAGAATATCCGGACTGGAGAGATATGAGCTACTGGCCACTCTTCCCGGATGAAATCAAGGTGCAGAAGCGCCGCCAGGATAAGCAGCAGGATCCTCTTAAGAAGAAGGGCCTCGTGGGTACCTTCTGCAGGACCTACACGGTACCGGAGGCGATCGCGGAGTTCTTGCCGGATGTATATACGCCGGTAGAGGGCAAGGAAGACCGCTATACCTATACAGCCGGAACGACATCCGGGGGCCTAGTCATCTACGACGATGGGCTCTTCTGCTACTCGAACCACTCCACGGATCCGGCGCACGGTATGGACCTCAACGCGTTCGACCTGGTGAGGATCCACAAGTTCGGACAGATGGACGAGGATGCTCCGGAAGGCACTCAGACGACACGCCTGCCAAGCTACAAGGAGATGATCGACTTTATCCGCCAGGATAAGAACTGTATCAGAACCTTCGACGCCGATCGTAAGGCCTCAGCTGTCTCAGACTTCGAGGGAGACGAGGATGCTCCTGCAGTGCACGAGTGGAAGCTTGACCTTACAAGGAATAAGCAGGGACTCGTGGAGACCACGATCGAGAACCTTCTGATGATCCTCAAGATGGACGAAGGGCTCAAGGGTATAAAGTTCAATAAGCTCTCAGGCTTTATCGAGATCACTACACCGGTACCCTGGAAGAAGGAGCTCACAGACTGGAAGGACTCAGACGACTCAGCTCTTTATATCTATCTGGCCACAGAATACAACACCTTTAAGCGCACGGACATATACGACGCGCTCAGCCAGGTATCTGCAGATAGATCCTTCCATCCGGTGCGCGATTATCTTAAGAGCCTGCCGGAGTGGGATGGCGTTCCGCGTATGGAGACGCTTTTTATAGACTACTTAGGAGCTGAGGATGAGGACTATACCAGGGAAGTAACGAAGCGCTGGATGATCGCAGCGATCTCCAGGGCAAAACGCCCCGGTGTAAAGTTCGACTACATCCCGGTGCTCTCAGGCCCCGGCGGAATCGGTAAGAGTACGCTGGTGGCAAAGCTCGGCGGGCCATGGTTCAGCGATAGCTTAAGCTTCGAGGATATGAAGGACAAGACAGCAGCCGAAAAGATACAAGGCACCTGGATAAATGAGATCTCAGAGCTTAAAGGTATGCGCAAGATGGACATCGAGAGCGTTAAGAGCTTCGTCAGCAGGACCGAGGACCGCTACAGAGCTGCATACGGCCGCAGAACCGACACGCATAGACGCGGCTGCGTCTTTATCGGAACCAGCAACGCGGACGACTACCTTAAGGACATCACCGGGAACCGTCGCTTCTGGCCGATCGACTGCTCGGAGGATCACAAGCTCAAGGCGTGGGATCTTACACCTGACGCGGTAGCGCAGATCTGGGCGGAGGCTCTCTTCTATTATGAAGAGCTGGATGATAGGAGCCTGGTACTTAACGAGGATCTTGATAAGATCGCAACCTCTAAGCAGATCAGAGCGCTGGAGCAGGACGAACGTCTCGGACTTGTCTCCGAATACCTCGAGAAGCTTCTCCCGGAAGACTGGGACGACAAGGATCTCACAGAGCGCCGCTTCTTTATGGACGACAGCGCCAGCGTGGGAACCGTCAAGCGTACAGAGGTCAGCGTGATGGAGATCTGGGCGGAGTGCTTCAAAATGTCGCCTGCTGCCAAGAAGAGAGCAGACTCCGACGACATCGCGAGGATCCTTTTACAGCTCGGCTGGAAGAGATCCGGAAACGCGAAGCGCATAAAAATCTACGGCTTACAAAGGTGCTACCAGGCACCCGAAAAGCCAGTAACAAAAAGAGGCTAGTAACAGAGGGCTTCTGTTACTAGCAAATTAGTAACAAAAACGTAGTAACAGCCGAAAACCGCATAAAATAAGGGCGCGTTAGCGTTCTGTTACTTGTTACTAGGTTTTCTATAAATGTTAATTTTATATGTTATAGGCACATAAAAACACACATATACACATATATACGCGCGTGCGCGCGCTAGTAACAGCGAGGTGAAAAATGAGAGAGAGGGATATAGAGAAGATCCTGGTCGAGGGTGTTCGGAAGCTTGGAGGTAAGGCGTTCAAGTTCGTATCACCCGGGAATGACGGAGTGCCGGATCGGATCATAGTGATGCCGGGCGGGCGGGTGTACTTCGTGGAGCTTAAGACGGAAGTAGGCAGACTCTCCGGCAGGCAGAAGATCCAGATGAGGACGCTTACGCGACTGGGGTGCGAGACTTGGGCGCTGTGGGGATCCGGAGACGTGAGGACATTTTTGAGGATGATAGGAGGAGACGATGAAGTTCATACCGCACGATTATCAGAAGCGGGCTGTAAGTTTTATCCGGGAACATGAAGCAGCGGGTCTCTTTTTGGAGATGGGCCTGGGTAAGACCGTGATCACACTTACGGCTATCGATGAGCTGATGAACGACTCCTTCGAGGTCTCCCGGGTCTTAGTTATAGCACCGCTTAGGGTAGCGGAGGATACCTGGAGCCGTGAGTCGAATAAGTGGGACCATCTTAAGCACCTTAAGATCTCCAAGATCTTAGGATCTGCAGCGGATAGGATCAGAGCTCTAAAGGCCCAGGCGGATATCTACGTGATCAACCGCGAGAATGTGGTCTGGCTTGTGGAGTACCTGGAAGAGAACCGGATGAAGTGGCCCTTCGATATGGTCGTGATCGATGAGCTTAGTAGCTTTAAGAACAACCAGGCGAAGAGGTTCAAAGCCCTGAGGAGGATGAGGCCGGCGATCGATAGGATCGTAGGGCTGACCGGTACACCGGCGGCCAACAGTCTCATGGATCTGTGGGCTGAGATGTATCTGCTGGACAGAGGCGAGAGACTTGGCCGGACACTTACAGCCTACAGAGGTAACTGGTTCAGACCGGGATACGGCAACGGCTACGTGACATATAAGTGGGAGCCGAGGCGCGGAGCGCTGGAAGCCATCACGAAGAGGATCGCGGACATAACCGTCAGCATGAAGGCAGAGGACTATCTGACTCTTCCGGACAAAGTGGAGAGCACGATAGAGGTAAGCCTGGACGAGAAGGGCCTAAAAGCCTACAAGGAGATGGAGAAGGAGAGCCTCATAGAGCTGGAGGGCGAAGAGATCGCGGCGCTGGATGCAGCCGCAGTCATGTCGAAGCTCCTGCAGATGGCCAACGGGTTCATATACGACGAAGCGCATAACCCGAGACACATCCACGAGGCGAAGCTTGACGCCCTGGGCGAGATCTTGGAGGCGGCAGAGAGCCCGGTCCTGGTTTATTACAATTTCCAGGCCGACAAGGATGCGATCCTGAGCCGCTTCCATGAAGCGAAGCTTCTGGAGAACGACAGCACCATCGAGGAATGGAACAAGGGCAAGATAAAAATACTCTTAGCGCATCCGGCAAGCGCGGGCTACGGCCTAAATCTGCAGGACGGCGGCCACATAATGGCATGGTACGGGCTACCCTGGAGCCTGGAGCAGTATCTCCAGGCGGTAGCAAGACTCCAGCGTCAGGGTCAGAAGTACCCGGTTATGGTCTACCACCTGATCGCCAAGGGAACAGTAGACGAGCAGGTAGTAGCAAGCCTTAGCAAGAAGGACATGACGCAGAGCGCACTTATCAGCATTTTGAAGGATAGGAGGACACAATGAAGAACACACTGACAGACCTTAACAATTATCTGTTTGAACAGCTCGAGCGCCTTAACGATGACGAGCTGACACCTGAGGAGCTGGATCGGGAGCTGCAGAAGACCGACTCGATCGTGAAGATCTCGGAGAAGATCATCGAGAACGGTGAGCTGGCATTTAAGACCATGAAGCACCTGGACGATTATGGCTATCATACCGATAAGGCAGCAGGCACGATCCCGCCGATGCTTACGACGGGGGGGGACTGGTAAATGAGTAGGCGATATCCTAAGGAGCTTATCCAGTTCGTGAAGGATCACGGCCATGAGGGCACCATCGAGGAGATGGCGGAGAGGATCCGGAAGGAGTTCGGTATCGTGATCGAATACCCTGCCATGAAGAGCTTTTTCAGTAATCACAAGATACACGCTGCACCGAGAAAAGGACGGAAGCGACCGGAGAAGAGGATCACTACTCCGGAGATGGACGCCTTTATCCTGGAACACTATAAAGGCACCGGCCACAAGGCCATGGCCGACCTGGTTAACGAGCGCTTCGGTACAAGCTTCACGAAGGAGCAGATAAAAGCGTACTACGCGAGAAATAAACTCGACAGCGGTCTGACTGGTCGGTTCGATAAAGGACATGAGCCATGGACAAAGGGGAAGCACTGGGCTGAGTACATGAGCGAAGAGGCCCAGGCGAACAGCCGGCGGACTTGTTACGAGCACGCACACATCCCGGACAACCTTCTCCCGGTGGGATCCATCCGGAAGACAAAAGACGGCTATCTGATCAAGAAGGTGAAGGAGCGGGGCTACCAGTGGGACAGATGGAAGCTGCTGCATAGACTTGTCTGGGAAGAAAACAACGGGCCCATACCGGAGGGCTACATCGTAGGCTTTAGGGATGGCAATAAAGAGAACTGTGAACCTGATAACCTGGTACTTATGACGATGGGGGAGAACGCGGTCATGAATAAGCGCGGCTATAGGGAGACCGGAAGCGCCGAGATCGCGGACGTGGGCCTGTCACTTATAAGACTGGAATCAGCAGCCAAGAAGAGGAGGAAAAAATGAGGCTATATCTAAGCGGGCCCATAACTGGGGTACATGATTATCGTGAGAGATTTAAGAAGGCGGAGAAGGCTCTGAGAGCTGACGGCATAACGGACATAGTCAACCCGGCGGAGCTTATCGGGGTATTATCTCCGGAGTCCACGAGCTGGGACGAGTACATGAGGATAGATTTAGAGCTCTTATCGATGTCTGACGTGCTTATACTTCTCCCAGGATGGCAGCAGTCACTTGGCTGTCAGCGAGAGTATGGCTTCGCGCAGGCGAGCGATAAGATCATCATGGAGTTCGGGGATATGATAAAGCACTGACGGGAGGATAGCATGGACGTATACGTATTTTTGGGGAGACCGGGCGAGATCCGGAAGCAGATACAACTAAAGAGGGAGACAAGGCTGCAGCTTCTGATGTCTCTATATCCCGGCGCCATACGTTACGACAAGGACAAGGTGCAGACAACTCCCCAGGATAAGATGAGCGACATAATGGCCCAGATCGATGACCTGGATAGCGATATCGACTATCTCAAGGATCAGCTGAGATCTTCCAGGCGTGAGATCGCAGGGCTATGTGATCAGTATCTCGATGATCAGGAGACCCGGATCGTCAAGCTGAGACATATCGACGGCCTAAAGTGGGACGATGTGGCCAGAGCTGTCCACAGATCGGAGAGAACTGTCCACAGAATCCACAAGTCGGCTGTGGATAAACTTAAAGAGTACAAGATATAGTGTTTATGTTAACTTAAACTTGACATGACATACTAAAAATGGTATTTTGGTAGTGAGTAGAACTATGAGAGGAGGAGCGGAGGCGCTTCTCCTTTTGTGCATACGGAGGTCTATATGCGGGAGATATGCGAACAAAATGACGATTATGCCCGCATAGGGGCGGAGCTTATCCAGGCAGAGAAAAGCCTTAACTGGATCAGGGAGACAGAGGTCTCGATCGGCTTTATGTCTTCCAACAAGGCGAAGGTATCGAACGGTAAGACGGTCTTCGGACAGTGTGAGAGAGTACCCGATCGATACAAGGCTTTTATCCCGTATGATTTTCTGATAACTGTGTATGAGCCGAACGTGATCGATTTTACGAGTCAGCAGATCAGGATCCTGCTGCACCACGAGCTTCTGCACTGTGGCGTCAACATGAACGCAGAGCCGACCTATAAGGTCGTGCCGCATGATGTGGAGGAGTTTAACGAGATAATCGATCGTTACGGCTTAGATTGGAGCGAGTAGCATGGCAAAAGTCGGCCGTAAAAGTAAATACGACGACTTTGTAGACCGTAAGGGTCTCGTCCTGGTGGAAGGATGGGCTCGTGACGGTCTTACTGACGTGCAAATAGCCAAGAATATAGGCATCCAGCAGTCCACATTTTACGACTGGAAGCTTAAACACGCGGAGTTTTCGGAGGCCTTAAAAAGATCGAAGGACGTAGCCGACTATGAGGTCGAGAACGCGCTCTTCAAAAAGGCCAAGATGGGCGATGTGACCGCTCAGATCTTCTGGTTAAAGAACCGGAAGCCTAAACAGTGGCGCGATAAGGTCAGCTTCGTAGATGAGACGCAGCTGGCTAAGCTCGACGAGATGGTGGCAACTATCGAGAAGGTCCGCGCAGAGGATCCGGATGAGTAGCCCGATCTCAAAGATGCAGAGAGAATATATCAAGCGCTCAAAGCATCGCTGGAACATAAAGACCGGAGCGACCGGCTCCGGAAAGTCATGGCTTGATTATAATTTCATGCTTCCCTACCGGATAAGATCCTGCACGGGTGACGGCCTGATCGTCATGATCGGCAACACACGCGGCACACTGGCCAGGAACATCCTGGACCCGATGCGAGCGATCTACGGCCCGGATATGGTCGGCATGATAAAGAGCGACAACACTGCGGACCTCTTCGGTAAGAGAGTCTACTGCCTGGGAGCCGATAAGGTTAACCAGGTGGCCAGGATCCAGGGCGCGACGATCGAGTACTGCTACGGCGATGAGATCACAACCTGGTCGCAGGAAGTGTTTGAGATGCTTAAGTCCAGATTAAGGACAGAGCGGAGCTGCTTCGATGGTACTTGTAACCCGGCAGATCCGGAGCACTGGATGAAGAAGTTCCTGGAGTCAGACGCAGACGTCTATCTGCAGGAATACACGATATATGATAACCCGTATCTCCCTAAGGGCTTCGTAGATGAGCTCTGTAAGGAGTACGCCGGCACCGTCTACTATGACCGTTATATCCTCGGCAAGTGGGCGAGAGCTGAGGGCCTGGTCTTCCGCTTTTTTGCGGATAACCCTGAGGCCTACACCTTCACAGACGACGAGCTCTATGAGAAGAACAAGGACGGACTGGTCAAGATCGACCAGAAGGGTAACCCGGTCCTGCTGCCGATGAGTAAGATCGTCATGGGCGTGGACTTCGGAGGTAACGGATCAGAGACGACCTTCGCGCTGTGGGGATACTTCGGTAAGTATCACGAGTTTAAGGTCTTAGAGGAGGGCGGTCTTCCGCTCACCGATGACATAAATGCAGACGATATCTGCAGAGCTTGGCTTGACTTCTACAAGTCAGTGCTCAAGAAGTACGGCCGGGTAGATTGGATCTTCCCGGACTCTGCCAGCTCTACGATGATCAACTCGCTAAGGGCGACAGCCGAAGCGGCCGGACTTCCGAAGCGGAATATAGCAGGCTGCAGGAAGAACGAAGTAAAGGACAGACCGAAAACGCTCTCGAGACTGTTCAACTCCGGGCGCTTAAAGGTAAACAAGCGCTGCGAGAATACGATCAGGGCGTTCTCTTCTCTGGTATGGGATCCTAAGGATCCGGACAGACCGGAGGATAAGAACATCGGCAACATCAACGACTGGTATGATGCGAACTGCTACTGCTTCCTGGACTTCGTCGAGTATATCGACCTAAACACATAGGAGGGCTACAATGGCCGACGAGAAGAGTAAAGTGACTGCTGCCATCCAGCAGCTTAAAAGAATGGGCTACAAGTACAACGAAAACGCCCAGAACATTATCGAGATCTGTGATCAGTGGTATACGAACGAGGAGAGCGACTTCCACACCCGTAAGAACCTAAACGGCCAGGAGGTACACCTCGAGAAGCTTAACTTCGCGAAGAGATGCTGCAGCGATGACGCTAATCTCTGCGAGATCATAGAGATCAACGCAGGCGAAAACGAGAAGAAGTTCGACGGCGTGCAGGAGATCCTGGACGAGAACCGCTTCGATGTGATGTATCGTAAGCAGCTGGAGCGGCTGGCTGCATCCGGTACGGTAGGAGCTTATATCCGCCTGGATAACGCTACGCTCCTCGATAATGGCAGCGTAACCGGTGGAGATATCCGTATAAACTACGTGAACGCGGCCGGAATCGTACCGCTCACAGTAGAGAACGATGACGTGATCGAGTGCGCTTTCGTAGGCGCCGATCTGGTACGTGGCCACAATGAGCAGACGCTCGTAGTCTTCACGAAGGACGAAAACGGGCTCTATACTGCTGAGACCTATGTGTTTGATGAGAATAACAGAGCCCTGGATGACCGCCACATCGTTATCCAGCTCGGCGATGTTAAGCCTTTCGCGATCATGAGGACCGCCGAGGTCAACAATCTGGATGATATGGAAGGCTACGGTCTGCCTAAACTATACAACGCCATCCCCGCGCTCAAGGTCATGGATCTGTGCTGGAATATCCTGCACGGAGATCTCTCTAAGGGCGACAAGCTTCTCCTGATCAACGAGCTACTCGCGACAGTGAAGAAGGACGCAGATGGCAACCCGGTAATGACTGAGGAGCAGAAGAGGCTCTTCATACTCCTGGGCGAGAAGCTTCCGGATCAGAAGAGCCTGATCCAGGAATACAACCCGGAGATCCGTACCGGAGCGATCAAGGAAGCGATGGAGCTCTCGCTCTCACTGCTCTCCATGATGTTCGGATACGGCACTAAGAAGTACACCTTCGAGAACGCTCAGATCCAGACGGCGACCCAGTACATCGGAGAGCGCCAGGACGAGATGCAGGAGCTCAATAAGCAGAGGCAGGAAGCTACGGCCTACATCGAGGGCATCGTCGAGGCGATCGTGTGGTTCTCTAATCAGTTCCAGGGTACGACCTGGGAGCTCGATGAGGAGATCTGTATAGAGTTCGATGATAGCTATATCGAGGACAAGGTCAGCAAGCTGGAGCAGATGAGAGCCGACGCGCTCAGCTTCCCGGAGGTTAAAGAGTTCACCATCCTCTACGTGATGGAGCGACTCAACTGTGAGAGAGAAGAGGCGATCTCCTACATCAACGGAACGGATCCGGACGAAGGAGACGAACCGGAGGATTAACGTATGGCATTAACGGATGAGCAGATCGAGGTCTTAGCTGATAAGTATCTCATAGGTCTATACCAGAACATGGAGAAGGACGTCCTGCAGGACATCGCCAGGCGAGTGCGCAAGACCGACCGCTTCACTGAGACGGCTGAGATAATGGCCCGCAATATGCAAGAGCAGGGCTTCTCTACAGCGCAGATCTACGCCGAGGTCATGAAGATCCTCAGAGCTGATCCGGAGTATGTGCAGTTTGTAGCTGAGAACACTAAGGCCTACAAGGCTGAGGTGGCTCAGATCATAAAAGAGACCACCGCAGAGGCCAAGAAGGCGGGCAATAAGCTCGTAGCTGAGGCCGGCGATATGGCATATAACAATGATCTCTCTATGTGGGAGCTGGCCGGGGCAGATCTTAGTAAGCCCTCCGGCATGAGTCAGATCATCAACAGCTTCCAGAAGGATCTAAACGGTCAGCTTAAGAACCTGACACGGACCACCGGCTTCAAGGGCACAACGCTCGGGACGACCGGAGTCATGCAGGCATATCAGAGATCGCTGGATACAGCGCTCCTGGAAGTAGCGACCGGCTCCTTCTCCTTCGATGAGGCTTGTAACAGAGTCGTGAAGGAGATGGCCCACTCCGGACTCCGCTCCATCGACTACGCGAGCGGACGAAGCTATCAGCTCGATACATCGGCCCGGATGTGTGTGCGTACTTCCATGAACCAGATGGCCGGAAGGATCACAGAGGCCAACTGTAAGAGCTCAGACGTCGATCTGGTTATCGTCTCCCAGCATGAGGGAGCCAGACCGGAGCACGCAGACGTCGAGAACAAGGTCTTCTCTATGTCCGGCAAGTCGGACAAATATCCGGACTTTAGCGATCCGCTGCCATGCGATGGCGGGGAAGGCGCCGGATATGGCGATGCTGCAGGTATCTGTGGCGTTAACTGCAGACATACTTTTTATCCGTTCTTTGAGGGCATCAGTGAGATACCGGAGCCCCTGGAGACATGGGAGGATAAGGAAGTGGACGGCAAGACATACGACTATTATGACGCTACTCAGCACCAGCGGAGCATGGAGCGGGAGATCAGGGCGTTAAAGCGTGAGGAGTATGTCGCACCTGCAGACCAAAAGCAGGAATATGACAGAAAAATAAAGGCCAAAACGCAGGAATACCACCGCTTTAGCGAAGAGGTAGGTATCCGCGCTAAGGATAACCGGCTCAGGGTAGTAGCCTGAGATCCGCCGCGCCGTGGAGCAGTTTGGAAGCTCGCCGGGATCATGTCCCGGAGGTCGAAGGTTCAAATCCTTCCGGCGCAATTTCCCACCGGAGAAAGTCCGGTTAATAAATCATTTTAGGAGGATCTAAGTATGAAGAACATCGAGAACATTCTCAAAGACGCAGGCCTGGAAGTCACAGCCGAACAGCTGGCGGCTATCGACAAAGAGGTCAAGGAGAACTACAAGACAGTCACAGACTACGAGAAGCAGAAGGACAAGCTCAGCGCTGCCGAGGACAAGGTTAAGACTCTCACAGAGAGCCTGGACAAGTTCAAGGACGTGGATGCAGACAAGCTCAACGGCGAGATCGCAGACCTTAAGAAGCAGCTCGAGGAGAAGGATAAGACCTTCGCGTCCCAGATCGCGGATCGAGACTTCGACGATCTTGTGAAGGACGCCATCGCTGAGGCTAAGGGTAGAAACCCTAAGGCTATCAAGGCACTTCTGGACGTGGAAGCGCTTAAGGCATCCAAGAACCAGAAGGACGACGTCGCTGCAGCTCTTAAGAAGCTCGCAGAGGCAGAAGACAGTAAGATGCTCTTCGGCGAAGATCAACCGGCACCGGTCGGTAAGGTCGGAGCCATCGGCAAAGTAACCGGAGGAACCAGCGGAGACGCTTTCCTTGACTCGATCAGGGCAGCCGCTGGACTCTCAACACAGAAAAGTGAAGGAGAAAAATAATTATGCCTAATTCAATCACATTATTTAAGCAGCAGATCGCTGGCGTTCTCGATGAAGTATATAAGAACGCATCTCTTACAGCTGTACTTGACGGCTCTAATGAGCTCGTACAGCAGGGCGCAAACGCTAACGAGCTCATCATCCCCAAGATGAGCATGGACGGCCTTGGAGACTACTCTAAGAGCTCCGGATACGTTAACGGCGACGTAACTCTCACTATGGAGACAGTAGCGTGCAACTTCGACAGAGGTCGTATGTTCCAGGTTGACAACATGGACAACATCGAGACCGCTGGCGTAGCTTTCGGACGTCTCGCTGGTGAGTTCATCCGCACTAAGGTAGTGCCTGAGCTCGATGCTTTCCGTTTTGCTTCTTATGCAGGACTTTCCGGCATCAGCACAACTACCGGCGCAGCTCTCACTACTGGCGCCGCTGTAATCGCAGCTATCTCTGCAGCAGCCGACGGTATGGATAACGACGAGGTTCCTCAGACTGAGAGATACCTCTTCATCACTCCTACACTCTACGGTCTCGTTAGAGATATGGATACCACAAAGAGCCGCGAAGTGCTCGCTCAGTTCGCTGGCGTTATCAAGGTACCTCAGAGCAGATTCTACACAGCTATCGATCAGCTCGACGGAACTACTTCCGGCGAAGAGGCTGGTGGATATGCTAAGGCAACCGGCGCTAAGGATATCAACTTCATGATCATCCACAAGCCTGCTGTCATCCAGTTCGAGAAGCACGTAGTACCTAAGATCGTTACTCCTGAGCAGAACCAGAACGCAGACGCTTGGAAGTTCGGTTATCGTAACGTATCTATCGCAGACGGCTACGACAACAAGGTAAAGGGCATTTACCTCCATAAGACCGCTTAAGGAGGTAGCCTATGAGAACAGTGGGATGGGTAGATCCTGCTGCCGATAAGGAACCTAAAAAGATAATCGAGGAGCCGGTGGAAGCACCGGCTCCCGTTATATCCGAGGAACCTGAGGCGGTAGAGGAAGAAAAACCCAAAAAGACCGCTCGCAAGAGCACAAAGAAATAACAAGGAGGGAGCTATCTATGGCCGCACTTGTATCGTGGGAGTATTATAGCTCCCTTTATTCAAAAGTAACGGAGGCGGACTTCCCTAAAGCGGAAGCTCTGGCCGAGAAGGAAGTGATCCGGATCGTCGGACTCATTCACTGGGGAGAGCTCAACCTCACAAACCTGGACGAGGAGATCTACGGCGATCAGCTTAAGGATTGCATCTGTAAGGTCATCGACTTCATGGCAGAGGCGCCTAAGGCTCAGGGCAAGGGTATCGCCTCCGTATCTAATGACGGCTACACCGAGAGCTATGTACTGCAGAAGCAGTCCGACGCACTCGAGGAGCTTGGTAAGAACATCCGGAGCTGGTTATCCGGCACGGGGATCGTGAGGGCTTATTGATATGGCACTTTTCACTGATACAGTAACCGTATACCAGAAGCAGACGAACGGCTCAACGCTCAGGACAGTCGTCCAGGGCGTACAGTGGTCTGACGTGATAGACAAGTCACTCGCTACCGGCAGGATGCAGGTACACAAGTCCGCGAACATCACCTTCCCGGAGGAGACTCTCGGATCCATCGATCTGAGCAGCTTCACCGAAGAGGATGCGATCTTCTACGGCGAGCTTACCGATGAGGTAACCACCGAAAAAGGTCACCGGATCAGCGACCTGCTTCATGCTCACAAGGGTGGCATCATCCGGAGCGTAAACGACAACTCTAACCGCGATCTGCTTAAGCATATTAAGGTGGTGGTGTACTAATGCCGAATATGTTCAACCTTAAAAGCGTCATCGTGGACCCTGATGGCGTTCTGGATGCGCATGGCCTGGCCAAGAACGGGGCCGTGCAGAAGTTTATAGACAGCGAAGTCCTTCGCTACTGTGAGCCCTATGTTCCTTTTGACCAGGGCACGCTTATCCAGAGCGGTATCATAAACACGGTGGTGGGATCCGGACAAGTAAAATATCGAACGCCATACGCGAGACGCTGGTATTATATGCCGGCGAACTTCCAGGAGGCACCTCGCAGAGGTAACTACTGGTTTGAGCGGGCGATCCATCAAGAAGGCGGCAAGGATGCGATCCTCGCCGGCGCCAGGAAACTGGCAGGAGCTAAAGCATGACAATATCTGCAGCTATAGCCGCATGGCTCTCGTTTTATGAGAACATGACGGTGGACACAAACCACATAACGGACGGCTCTGACAAGTATGGGCTCTTTAAGTCGCCGACAAGGCAGACGAAGGAGTTCAATAACGGGGGCTATGAGATAACTGAGTTCTATCAGTTCTATGCACGGCAGGCCTCAGTGAGTGAAGAGGACCGCAAGGATGCGGACGCTTGGCTCGAGGATCTGACCTACTGGGCTGACGACTTCGGTTATAGCTACGCTTACCCTGAGCTTGACGGTGACCGCAAGATCACCAAGATCGAGCTGACCGGCAACCCGTACCCGATGGAGGCAGACTCCACGGATACACTTTATCAGATGGCCCTGGCTATCACGTACACAAGAGAAAGAGAGGTTTAAGATTATGCCACTGACAAGATTAAAGAAGCACAAATTCATCCCTTACATCAACGTAAGCAACACCAGCACACCCACATGGGCGAGAATCGGCAAGTCTACGATCTTCGATCTCACTCTTAACGCTAACATCGTAACGAGTGACTTCATCGAGGATGAAATGCCTACCGATGACGTAACTTACTACAAGCCTACACTCCCTCAGGAGCTGCAGACTAACGCCGGAGATGCTTCCTTCGACTATATCTATGATATGTTTAAGACTCTCCCTACTGGCGAGGATATCAAGAAGGACGTCCTTCTCGTGTTCGCCGGAGCAGAGTCTCCCTTCGATGCTTGGCTCACTCAGAGCTCTATCATCCTTAAGGACCTCAACACTGTAGACGAGAAGATCTTGTTCGATATTAACATCAACAAGATCACAGACGGCACCGTAGTCATCACTGATAACGCGCCGGTCTTCACACCCGCATAAGGTCAGAATGTTAGGAGGAGAACACTATGATCTACACAGTAATAATTGACGACCGCAGTTATGACCTGCCTAAGAAGACGCTGGCAGTGACGGAGATGCTCGACAAGGCCGCAGACGTGGACAAGCTCAAGATCTCCACCAGAGACAAGTATAAAAGAGTTCTCGACTGCATAGTGGCCATCCTTGGCCAGGAAAACACTGCGGAGGCACTTGGCTCCACAGATCTGAACGAGCTGGATCTGACAGATATAACGATCACCTTCCGGAAGATCGTGGACGCCTATAACAAACCGGTGCAGGACTACGTTAACGCGAGCGGGTTCGGAGCGCTTTCGAGCTTCCCTATAGAGGAGCTCACGAAGCTGGCGACAGCAGCCACGCAGGTAGTTAACGCAGCGGACGCAGTCAAGAAGGAATGATTGATCTAACCAGGAAGTCCCTGCCGAACACCATAACAGTGAACGGCAGGGCTTTCTCTATATACACGGACTTTAGGGTGTGGCTACGGTTCGAGCTGAGCCTGGCCGAGCACCGCGGCAAGGATCCGCTCCCGATAGATTATCTATTTAAGAACGAGCGGCCATACTTCTGTCAGATCAGCGACCTTCTTAAGTTCGCACGTCCGGAGAGAATACTCCCGAGACCGGTAAGAGGCACGTCTTCAAACGTGTCCGTTTTAGATTTCAAGATAGACTCAGACCTCATCTATGCGGCATTTATGCAGCAGTACGGTATCGACCTCATAGATATCCCGGAGCTGCACTGGCATAAGTTCCTGGCTCTTCTGTGGAGCCTTAAAGGTACAAAGCTCGACGAGGTTATGGGCTATCGGTGTTATGAGAAGCAAACAAACAGCAAGATCGACCCGTATGAGGAGCTTCGAGAAGCCTGGGCGCTCGATCAGGTGCTCACACCTGAGGAAGAGGAGGAGCTTGCTGAGTTCAATAAACTTTTAGGAGGTGACGGCGATGGCTGACGGCTCTCTATTATTTGATACAGAACTGGATACAAGCGGCCTAAAAGCCGGGCTCTCCGGCATCGGCGGAGTAGCCAAGGCGGGCCTTGGTGTAGCCGCTGCAGGCTTCGCAGCTGTAACGACTGCGGCAGTAGCTACGACCGGCGCCATAATGGACGGCGTGAGCGCTGCGGCTGATTATGGCGATACAATCGACAAGATGAGCCAGAAGATGGGCTTATCGACTGACGCATATCAGGAGTGGGACTTCGTTATGCAGCACTGTGGCACCAGCATCGAGGCGCTCAAGCCTTCCATGAAGACGCTGGCCATGGCAGCAGAGAAGGGTAGCGACGCCTTCGCTCAGCTCGGTATATCCGAGGAGCAGATAGCTACAATGTCCCAGGAGGAACTTTTTAACGCAACTATCGCGGGACTGCAGGGCGTGACCGACGAGACGCAGAGGACAGCACTGGCCGCTGAGCTCTTAGGTCGTGGCGCTACTGAGCTGGGCCCGCTTATGAACATGACAGCCGAAGAGACCGAAGCCATGAGGCAGCAGGTCCATGATCTCGGCGGAGTTATGTCAAACGATGCGGTCAAGGCGGCGGCTGCCTATAAGGACA